ACTACGAGTTAGACAAACGTACCGCAGACCCGGATGCTGATAGAATACAAAAAGAAATGCGATGGGCGACGCAGACAAAGCTTGTCGTAAGGAAAAGAAAAGCAAAAAGGAGATAGGATGAGAGAATCACAAGACACAGTAATAACAAAAATACAAGACATCTTAGAAGATGCAGGTATAGCCACGATAACAATAATTGTAAACACAGACAGCAATATCCTCAACACGACCCAGAGCGACAAATACTTAGAAGAAAGACATTTTTTGTCCTATCTGCTGTCAGGGATGGAAGACAAGGTCGATCCTTTACGGGAAATAACGGAAGATCATTTTTTTGTTGAGAAATACAAGAAAGCTTACAACGCGATACAGGCAACAAAAAAGGAAAGGCTTGGGCTGGCGTCGCTGATTAATAACAGGGATCAGGACATATGGGATGTTGTAAAAGGAATAGCGAATGAAGAAATCCCCGAATCATCCCCAGAAGGCACTTTGATAAACCTGAAGCTAAGAAAATATCAATACGACCTTAAAATGTGTTCGTTGTCAACCAACCCAGATAAAATTGCGTTATTTACGAGAAAAAAAGAAATCATGTGCGAGATAAAAAAGCTATCAAAGAGGATGATCAGCAAATGTATATTCTAGCCATAATAATCACAATCAGCGTTGTTTCCGTAGCCTTTTCAGTGCATACGATACTAACCAACAGACAGACACAGAAACGCATAAAACGCAACAAGGAAGCATAAATGACTAACCTAACCGCTACGATAACCAACGGCAAACTTAACGTCCATGATAAAGCGAAGCTGGCAGAAACCCTGTCAGCTTTGCATGGGCAAGAGGTTGTCGTTACCATCAAAAAAGCTACACAAAGCCGGACATTGACACAAAACGCGGCTATTCATCTTTATTACCGGCTATTAGCAGACGCTTTTAATGAAGCCGGATTAGACGTCAGGCAGGTATTTAAGCCGGAAGCCGATATTCCCGTTACGCCGGAGCTGGTAAAGGAGCAGATGTGGAAGCCGATCCAAAGGGCACTAACCAAAAAGGAAAGCACTACCCGATTAACAACCAAAGAGGTTAACGAAGTGTTTGAAGTTATGCACCGGCACATAAGCGAGAAATTCGGGATTAACGTGCCTTTCCCGACACGCGAGTTTGGGGACATAGAATGAAGCCCATGCAATGCACTTGTGGAAACACCGAAATCCTTAAAGGACGCGACATCTGCACACCGATATGGGCAAAGAAATGGTCATGCTTGTGTAGTAGGTGCAACAAAGCGACAGGGCAATACTGGACTAAATGGGGTGCGATAAGGGGATGGAATAGGATGACAAGGAACGACAACAGCTAACGATTTTATAGCCCCCAAAATATTGCTTGACAAAAAGAAACGGCTTGGCATGGATAGACAGGAAGGAGAAAGGATTATGATGAGTTGATGAAACTTAACCAGATTAAAGCGAACCCCGACAACCCGCGAAGCATTACCGAAGAGGCACTGCAAAAGCTATGTCATTCCATTAAAGACTTCCCGAAAATGATGGAGCTACGACCAATCATAATTGACTCAACCAATACCGTCCTCGCTGGCAATATGCGATTAAAGGCATTAAAGAAGCTTGGCTATAAAGAGATTCCGGATACATGGGTAAAGAAAGCTGACCAATTAACAGAAGAGGAAAAGCATAGATTCATAGTGCAAGACAACGCCAATGCCGGAGTTTGGGATGTTGAAAAGCTGTTAGCGGAATGGGATGAGACTGACCTGGAAGATTGGGGCGTTGATATAGGCGACCTCGAATTGCCAGAGCAAGAAGCAACCGCAACAGAAGACGGCTACGAACCACCTGAAGAGATAGAGACCAACATTAAGCGAGGCGATCTCATAACATTCCACAAAGACGGCAAAGAACTGCACAGGCTATTGTGTGGTGATTCCACATTAAAAGAGGATGTGGAAAAAGTGATGAACGGGGAGAAGTCCGACATGGTGTTTACAGACCCGCCGTATGGAGTCAACTATTCAGCTAAAAACAAATTTCTTAATGCTTTCGACAAGGGCAACAGAGTGCAAAAGGATATCGAAAACGATACCGACGGGATAGACATGGGGATACTATGGGCAAAGGTATTTGCAAACACAAAAGAAGTGCTAAAAAAAGGGGCGTCCTTTTACATCACATTTTCGGGCGATAAACTACTGCTACTACTACAAACGTTACGAGACGTAAAAATGCCAGAAAGACAAATATTAGTATGGGTTAAGAATAATCATGTTTTAGGGAGAAGCACCTACAACTATAAACACGAGATGATATTGTTTGGGTGGAAAGAAGGGGCTGCACACAAGTATTATGGCGAATTCGACACAACAGTCTGGGAGTGCAATAAACCATTAAAAGCAGATTTGCACCCGACAATGAAGCCAATAGAGCTGATAGAAAGAGCATTAAAGAATAGTTCTGCAGCAAACGACATCATTCTCGACACCTTCCTCGGCTCAGGCTCAACAATGGTAGCATGTCACCAGTTAAAAAGGAAATGTTACGGAATCGAAATAGACGAGAAATATTGTCAGGTCATAGTTGACCGTATGCAGAAGCTTGATCCTGACTTGGAGGTTAGATATGATAACAATTAGCAACACCAACCTTGACAAGCATCCATCCATCCTAAAAGCACAGCAAAAGTCGGCACAGGATTGGGAAGATTATCAAAGATGGCTTAAAAGAAAAGGTTAATATGGAATACGATTGGGCAACATGACAATTAATGCAAGGGTAGAACAATACGTCTATGAGAATAATAAGCAAGTCTTTGAGTTTCATAGAGGATGGATTACTGACCTTATAAATAGGGGCGACGGAGCAATTTAATGCCAGCTAAAGGAAAGTATGACCCGAATATGTTAACCGTCGTGGAATACATGGCGAAGCAGGGTTGTTTAGACAAACAGATATACGCCAAGCTGGACATAAGCTATCAGACGTTCTATAAATGGCTTAAGACAAACAGTGAATTTGCTGAAGCGTATAAAAGGGGCAAGGACAATACAGATGACCTGCTATGCTTAGAAGCAGAGTCTTCCTTAATGAAGCTGGTTAAGGGCTATGAATACGAACAGATAACAAAGAAGGTGATCCCCGGCGGGATTGATCCCGACACGGGCAAACCCAAGCCTGAGATACGAGAGAAAATAATAAAGACCGTGAAGGTAGGGGCGAACTTAGGGGCTTGCTGCTACATCTTGAATAACCGGAATCCGGCAAGGTGGTCTAATCGGGAGCACAGCATAAATAATGGAGACATAGCTGCCGGCGGTTTATCATTCTCTAAGATTGCCAGGCTTATCAACCCAGCATTCTACGGACTATTAACCTACTACGACAAATCACTTATCCTAATGCGAGGCGGTGCTGGTTCAGGCAAATCCGTTGCGTCTGCTAAGATGATTGTCTTGTCGCTTATAGATGCACGTAACCAGCTTGTTGTTAGGAAGGTCGCCAAGACCTTGAGGACTTCCGTCTTCACCGAGGTTAAGAAGGCTATAGACGAGTTAGAGGTAAATGACCTGTTCAAAATTCACGAAACTTCCATGCTGATCACCTGTCTAACCAACCAATGCGAATCACACTTTGTTGGGTGTGACGACGTCCAGAAGCTTAAAAGCATTACGCCATCGAAAGGGATGTTTGACGACATCCATATTGAAGAAATGACCGAGATAAGCTTGAGTGACTTTGAGGTCTTAACAACAAGGCAAAGAGGCGAGTCTAACACACCCAGACGCATATTTGGCAGGTTCAACCCGATCTTTGATACGCACTGGATAAAAACAGAGATATACGATTCAGGCAAGTACGATTTCTTAGATCATCACACGACATACAAAGACAACATCTTCTTAAGCCAAATCGATAAAGACAAGTACGAAGCGTACAAGGAAAAAAGCCCGTATCTGTACCAGGTCTATGCGTTAGGACAATGGGGCGTATTAGGTGGGCTTATATTCCCAGACTTTACGGAAGTGGACACCAAACCCGGGCAGCTTGCAGGCATCAACCCGCTTTATGGGCAAGATTTTGGCTATGAGAATCCAGCCGCAACGGTACGCGTCTATCTTTGCAACAAGCAGAAGATTCTATACGTCGACGACGAGATAGTGGAAAGCAAGCTATCTAATGCAGACTTGGCTAACCTGCTTCGACCATTCCTGAAAGATGATTTCGTGATCTGCGATTCAGCCGAGCCAAAGACGATTGAAGAGCTAAGGGGCTATGGCATAAAAGCAATAGCAGCGGATAAAGGTCCGGGAAGCGTACTATCCGGCATTAAGTTCATTAACAGCTTCCAGATATTTATTAACAGACGGTGTGTCGAGACGCTTAAGGAATTTAAGACCTACCAACGCAAGCTGGACAAACAGGGCAAGACAACCGAGCAGCCATTAAAAGAAAACGATCACTGCATAGACGCTATCAGATACGCAATTGAGCGACAAATAAAACAATCTACAGGCAATCTTAGTAAATAGGAGACGGCATGGGCATAACATATTACGCAACATATTCGCAGACTTACAAGGTAGGCGACAGTAACGACCCAGGATTACGGGCAGCTATAATAAAAGACCTGATCAACGACAACAAATCAGACGACATCTTTAGGCAGGGCTTATGGAATCGGTATATGCAAGAGACTGGGGCATTGAAGATTGACGGCAAAGAAGCAATATCTACGTCTAAAGCCAACAACAAGCTAAAACACGACTTCCGAGGCGAGATAGTAGATACGCAGTCCGATTATGCGTTTGGCGTTCCTATAAGCTACAACATAGACGACGAACAGCCAGACATGATAAAGGATCGTTTCAGAGCGTTCATAGATGACAACGACTACAGCAGCAACGACAATGAATTAGCCAAACGGATAGCATGTTGCGGACACGCTGGGCGTTTGTATTACCAGCAAAACACCAAGCTCTGGAGCATTAACCTGTTCCCGTGGGAGTATAAGATTATTTACGACACTACCACCGGCAAGCCAATGTTTGGCATACGCTACTTCCAAGTCGTCAAGACCGGAAGCAATGAAGCCGTCACACAAGTCGAGTTTTACGACGAAAGGGACGTTGAGTTCTACACCGAAATAAGCGGCGAATATTACTTAGACGTTGCAAACATAGACGTGCCCGAGACCAAAAAGCCACACGGATTCTTGACAGTTCCCTTGGCAGATTTTCGCAACAACCCGATAAAGAAAGGCGACTTCGAAAAGGTGGAAGTGCTGGTGGACGCTTACGATCTGATAGCTTCGCTTAACATGGATGATATCGAAGAGCTTAGAGACGCGTATCTGTTTATTAAGGGCATCGTCTTGTCGGAAGAGCAAAGGAGGAACTTCAAAAAATACCACATGTTCGACACAATGGACGAACAGGCCGACATGAAGTATGTTGTCAAAAACCTTAACCCGGAAGCAATAAAAGCCGATTTGGAAAGGCTAAAAAACGACATCTATCGTATAAGCCAGACAGTCAATTTCGGCGATGAACACTTTTCGGGTGGTTCGCAGTCCGGCGAATCCCGCAAATACAAGCTGATGTCGATGGAAAACCGCAGATCTTCCAAGGTGGCAAGTTTCAAGCAGGGATTAGAAACGCAGTTTGAGATAATATCCACAGGCTGGTATGTATTGCATGGCTATCAAATAGACCCTGCGTACATCTACTACGACTTCACGCCTAACATCCCGATAGACCTGCTATACTGGGCAGAAGTGGCGACTAAGCTAAAGGGCATCGTGTCTGATGAGACCATCCTTGACATCTTGCCTTCTACTATCGTACCAGACACAGCAGAAGAAAAGGGACGGATCCAAGCAGAGCGAGAAGGGCTGTTTAGCCTGATGGATTTGGCAGACGAACCGGAGCAGGAAGAAACTGAATGATTCTTAACAACCGTCAGCAACGATTAGCGTTTATGCAACGCCAATACGAGGTTGAGATTACCCGCAATCTCGAGATGCTGGAGAAGCAGATAGAGCGGGAGCTTGCCAGGGCGTACAAGAACAATCTTGACGTTGTTAAAAAGAAGATAGCAGATCTATACGAGAAATACGCCAAAGACGGCGTCCTGACCAGAGGCGAGCTGACCAAATATAAACGATTCGAAGCAATTGAAAGAGAATTAGCCGACGAAATCCGCAAGCTCACCCGACAGACGGTAAACACGACCAGCAGAGGCATAAAAGACGCGGGTGTTGATGCCTATTTAAGAGGGCGTTATGGCATGGAAGGCGGACTGGGAGTAAAGACAGGGCTTTACAACGTAAACGAAAGGCTTATAGAATCCATACTAACAAACCCATTTGACAGAATAGGATGGGAGTCCCGACAACGGCTTGGCTTGCAAGAGACGTTTAGACGGCTAACAGATACAATTAACGAAGGTGCTATACAGGGCTACAGCTACGACAGGACAGCAGCCTTGATTACAGAAAGATACGACAAAGACTTTCAGCGAACTATGCGTATCGTAAGAACCGAAGAACACAGGGCTACCAACGTAGCGTCTAACATGGCACATCAGGAAGCGGCAGACGCTGCGGAGAGGCTTGGCATAGAAGTGAAGAAGGTCTGGCGACATTACGCAGTAGGCGACTATAGAGACAATCATGCAGACATATTAGACGGGCAAGTTGCAGATAAAGATGGATTGTTTCACCTGAACGGATTGTCGGCAGAATATCCGGGCGGTTTCGGCGTTGCCGGTGAAGACATAAATTGTCGCTGCACAGTTACGACAGAAATAATAGACGATGAAGAAGGCAGATTAGACGAAAAGGCAGAAGTGCCTAAATATTCGGACTGGCTGGAAGAACACAAAAAGAAGATATTGGAAGGCGAGTGATGAGTTACAAGAAAGTCAGCAACGTTAACGAAGTGCTGTGCAAGATAAACAGGCAACGCGACGACTTCCTTTTATTGGCGGCACAGATGATTAAAAACATAGCACAGCAGTCGCCACCAACACCCGTGCTTACCGGCAAGCTTGTAGGGTCAACTTATAGCACACGCCCAAAAGGTGGCGTTATTGCAATAGGGCAGAAAGCAGACTATGCCATCTATGTAGAGGCAAAGCAGTTCCAGATGGCTTACTCTGTGCAAGCGGCAAAGCCGGATATCGACAGGCTGAAACAACGCCTGAAAATATAGCTTGACAAACAAAACATATTATGGCAACAAAGTTAACAGAAATTAAAAGCAACGTAAACTTAGTGGACATTGTACACAAAGGAGCAAAAATTATGGCAGATGAACAAACGAAAGCAGAAGGCACAATTGACGTGTCGGCATTAACAGAAGATCAGGTGATGGAACTGTTCGAAAAGAACCAGGCAGCTAAGGCATATTTACAACGTACTACGGATCAAGCTGTCACTAAGGGCATTCAGACATTCGAACAGAAGACATTGCCGGAACGAGTTAAGGCAGAATTAGACAAAGCGAACCCTAAAGAAACTGATCAACAGCGGGAGATGCGAGAGATGAAGGAGACTTTATCCCAACTTGTAGCTGAAAAGAAAAAAGCCGAACTGACTACGCTGGCACTTAAGCGGATGCAAAAGGAACAGCTACCAGATGAGTTTTTAGACTTCATCAGCTTCAAAGACGAAGAGTCGGTCAATTCCCAGCTTGACAAGTTGAAGAAGGTGTTCACAGACAAACTTAACTCGGCTGTCGAAGCAGAGCAGACCAAACGCACAGGCAGGACGCCAGCGCCAAACCCAAGCGATATTAAGAACCCGCTGGGCTATAATCCGTTCGATAAGGCAACATGGAATCTGACCGAACAGATCAAGCTGGACAAAGAAAACGCCGCCTTGGCTGCCCACCTTGAAAAGATAGCCAAAAAGTAAAACTTTAAGAGGACAGAAAATGGCTATAACATTAGCGAATCTAGACGGGGTTGCAGAACCGCGTTTTGCAGAACAGGTACGAGAAGCGAGCTTCAACAAGCTTGCATTATACAATTCCGGGGCGATCAAGATGGCGACTCCACAAGAGTTAGGGATAAGCTTTAACTCAGGTGCGCGCATTGCTGCTTTCCCCTACTGGAACATCCAAAATATGGATCACACTGAGCTGGTTGACGCGAACACTGCGACAGCGGCAGTTGCAGACACCGCAGGCGAGCAGATCGGTCGCATCCTGTACAGAGGACGCGCTTGGGGTGCATCATTCCTGGCAAAGCAGCTAATTGGAAGCGACCCGCTTACCAACGTGGCTGAAAAAATCGGCGAATTCTGGGCAAACAATTATCACACGGCAGCCCTAAACATTATGGCTGGGCTGTTTGAGAACTTGGCTGCTGCCGGTATCGGAGTAACCCAAGGCATCGACGATCACTACGTTGATTCAACAGGTGCGGGACAGGTTACAGGAACAATCTTGAAGCGCGGTGTTTACGCAATGGGTGACCAGTTCACAAAGGTAAAGCTGGCTATCATGCACTCGGATGTCTATCAAATTATCGAAGACAACGAAGATGTTGTTATGGTGCCCGGCGGGAACGGCAGAATCTACCCAACATTGCGAGGAACCAAGATAGAACTATACGTAGACGACAGCATGCCATCGGGTGCCGGGGTTGTTGGCGGTGACGAGTCAGCCGTCTATATGTTTGGCGAAGGCGCGTTCATCATGTGCCCGTTTGAGGAATACCTTAAGCCGGCAGAGGACGAGACTACAGGCGTTATCGCTATTCATAACAGAAAGCCCTTCCTGCTTCACCCTAACGGGTTTAGCTGGCAATCAGTGGATCCTGCCGCAGCTGGCAACTTATCCCCAACAAACGCAGAATTGGCTAACGGCTTAAACTGGCTGACTGAATGGCAAACCGCCAACATCCCTATCGTAAGACAAGACGTAAGTCTGGTATAAGGGAGGCAAAATGAGCAACAAAATAGATACTGGCTCTGCTGAATTGGCAGAAGCCATCGTTACACATCAGCGCCGAACAGCTACAGCCGCTCAGGTTACGACTGTTTTAGGGATAGCACAGTCCACCGAGACCAAGATGGACCGTATGTCAGGCGAGCTGATAAAAACAGCTGGCGTTGCATTGTCTGGCGTTGGCGCTCAGGTAGAGAACATCTTCGAATTCGAAGGCGCCGTCCTTATAAAAGAAATCTACTTGCAGCTAACCGACGACACAGACACAACTACTCTGTCCAACGTTAAATTCGCCATCCACGACAAGACTAACACGGAAGACATAGTAGATGTAGTTGACCTGTCTGGTTATGAAGCTGGCAGTATTGCAGGGAAGCTTGGCAACCTTGCGTCGAATGTAGCAGAAGCGCAAGCCGATCAATGTCGTGTAATTCAAAACGCAACACTATCAGATCCGTTCTATGGGTGTATTATAAACGCCCTGCCCGGAGTTGACAACACAATACAACTTCTCTACACCGGCGACGCAGACACAGACGCGGAAGCCGTCGTGTACATGAGATACGTCTTGTTAACAGACGACGCTACAATGGCAATAGCATAGCAGTAACCCGGGGCGGGTTTACTCCTTCCACCCGCCCCAATTTTACGAGGTGATCATGACCACAGCCGAAGTAAAGACAATCTTAGGCATAACAGATACCACCTACGACACCCAAATAGGTGCGTTGTTACCGCTTGTGATAGACGGGCTACAGCGCGAGATAAACGACACCTTCGAATTAGACCCCACAACAGACGACCCTATAGTGCCAGACGGCTTGAAAGTGCTTGTCGCAAACGATGTTAAGGGGCAAGTCCCTGATCTACGCGACATAGCAACCAAAAGCCTTGGCGACTACAGTGTTGGCTATGCAGATGGTGGCAAATCTACAGCGTTGGCGAATCGCATCAACATCATCCGAGCTTACAGGTTAGCGGGTACGTACTAATGTCAATATCCAGCATGATGACCGAATCTGTGAACATCACGCACACGACCAGTGTCGCTAATGACACCATCGGCGGTTTTATCAAGACCATAGCTGTCCGCGTTACCGGTGCAAAAGCCAAGATAGACAGCCGTAGTTCTAAACTGCGATTTGAAGATGAGCAATTAGACAAGGAAATCACCCACACCATCTATCTAACGCAAGAGGTGTTCGCTGGCGAGTTCGTTGTCTTTGGCAGTGTAACCTATAGCATTTTGGTAGTGGACAGGTACGTTGATTTTAACGGACCGGATTCGCATTACAAAGCACATTGCAAGGTGAAATCATGACAACGCGTATAAACATCCTTAAAGAGATCATCTACACCGAGCTTAAGTCTGTCTTTTTGAAAGGCCCACCACCAGCGGCGGCGGTTTATAACCTCTTCTACGGGTACTATGAGGGCACAGAAGAAATCTTTGCAACGTACCAGATATTTAGCATAGAAGATGAGGACAATATAATCGACGAGCGAGACAGGTTCGGCTTGCAAGTTATGATCACGGTGAAGACCAGCTACGGGGCAAAGCACACATCGGTCAAGTGCGATAACCTTATACAAGCGACTAAAGACAAGTTAAAGCTGTTTAACGCGACAAAAACAGTTGGGGGCGTTAGGCATAGACTACGCTGTTTGTTGCCACAGATGGCGACACCAGCGCTTTACAATCACGACAAAGAGGAGTGGATAGGCATTATTCGCTTCACGGGACTATTAATCAAAGAATCTTAAGAGGTAAAAATGGCATATACAGGAAACACTGGCAAAGTTGAAATAGATACTGTCGAATATCCGGTTACAAGCTGGAGTTTTGACGAGGGCATTAATCCTATTGACGTAACGCACATATCCGACCCGGCAGAAGAGGCAAGACGCTTCATTTCCGATGGCTTACGTAACGCGACCGGATCAGGCGTTTTTGACGTAACAGACACAATCGCACCGCCCAGAGCAACCATAGGCGACCCGGTAGATTTCGAGTTGCAAGATGAACATTACACCTACGCACCAGCTGACCATGCTGGAGATGGCGACGGCATCCTTATTACTAACGTGTCAACACCGCGGGCAATTGGCGAAAAGGTTGTTTGCAGCTTCGATTTCCAAATATCCGGTCCAGTACTAATCACCTAAAGGGGGCATTATGCCTTATACAGGTAACCAAGGAATCGCGAGAATCAACAACATCGATCTGCCGGTAACTAACTGGGCGCTTGACGAGACGATTAACGCTATTGACGTAACGCACATAAAAGAAACGACACCAGCCGAGGCGCGCAGATACATATCGGATGCACTAACGCAGATGTCAGGTTCTTGCATATTAGACCTCACAGACGCAATCGGCAAGCTGGACATATCAGACGGACAGATAATGACATTCTATTTTGAGGATGCAAGGTTTGTCGCGTTTTCGGGGGTTTTAGTGATATCTTCTACACCCGTAACAGTGGAAGTAGGCGACAAGGTCAACGCAAGCATAGAGTTCACAGTTGATGGCGAGACACAGATCGGCGTAACAGCACCGAGGCAGTTGCAGGTAGATGGGTTTACTGAAATATCAGACCCAGAATACACCATAGAAATGTCGTGGCTGCTTCGTAACGGCGCCAGTTTAGGAGACTCGCCGCAAAGAGTTTCGATGCAGAAAAGAACGGCGGGCGGATGGCAACAAGTTCAAACATTTAGCGCTGCAAAAAACGCTATAGTATATGCGGGGTTCTCAGTTGACACGTCAACCGATCTCGAGATAATGCTATGGGTACAGGCGCAATCGCCGCCAAGCATATACTCAGCACCGTCCAACATTGTAAGCTTAGAGCCGGATGGATTATGGCCGTAAGATACTCGGACAGCAAAGAAATACAGATATTCGGCAAGACGCTAATAATTAGACAACGGACTTTAGCAGATATTCTCGCGCTCGAACGCTTAAGCGAAAGATATAGCCAAAACAGCACAGGAACGGCTATCTTGCTGGCGGCGAAGCTTAGGGACGCTCTGAAAGTCGACAACAAAAGACATGGTGTCTTGCCGATTACTTTACGCTACGTACTAAAACAGTTCAGCCTTAACCAAATGCTTGAATTGTCTAAGCAGATAGATGATTTAGAAGGGTACGGGCAAAAAAAAAAGACGGAAACAGTAACAGCAAAACAAGCCTGATAGTAACATATTGCCTACTGGCACATTACTACGGCTTGAAACAAAAGGAAGTACATAAAATGTCGCTTTGGTATATTCAGCAGTTTCAAGAAAACATCGGCAACATTCTAAGCTGGCAACATGGCGGCAAGAAGCTACAGTCCTACCCGCTTATAGAGCGTATGATAGACGAACAGGGTTTGCGGCAAGGGGTCAAACATGGCTGAGAAGTTAGGCGGCATCTATTACGAGGTCGAAGCAAAGACCGATAAGCTGGATAAAGAAGTAAAGCGTACCGAGCAACAGGTTGACAAGTCAGCCAACAAAATGGATGGGAGCTTTAAGAAGGTTCTCGGCTCACTTGGGGCAATGGTCGCCGGCGGTTTAGCATTAAGAAAAGTAGTGTCGGTAATGAAAGAATTGGAAGCAGCAGCCCGGAAGCAAGAACGCGCCTTTAAAATGTTAGAAGCACAGCTGACGGCAACAGGCAACGCGGCAGGGTTCACGGCTTCTCAATTACAACGCATGGCGGGGCGCTTACAGGCAGTTAGCAACTTCGGCGATGAAGAGATCATGGGCGAGGCGATGTCGTCCATGCTGAAGTTTCAAGCCGTCACAGGCAAGACATTCGAACGAGCGATAGCACTGACAGTTGACATGGCAGCAGTTACAGGCAATTTGTCAGGAGCAGCCGAGCAGTTAGGGCGTTCATTGTCTGACCCGACATTAGCTTTGTCTTTATTACGCCGACAAGGCATCTTCTTCACGCAAGAGCAGCAAGATCAAATTAAAGCCTATCAGGAAACCAACCAATTAGCAAAAGCCCAGTCAGTCATCTTAACAGAACTGGAAAGCAAGTATGCAGGGATAGCCGCGTCTATGGCAGAGCCGATGAAGCAGCTATCCAATTTGTGGGGCGACCTAAAGGAAGAGCTTGGCTATGGCATGGTTCAGGCAGTTGATAGCTTGGCACGGACACTATTGCCGTTCTTGCAAAACGCAGTCGATTACATGGCAGCCCTACGCAAAACCACAAAAGAGTTTAGGGAAGAGTTTAAAAAGATTGACCCTGCAAACATGGAAGAATTGTCGGAAGCAATACAGGGCAACATAGACGCGATAGACAACGTATCAACAGCAGCCCTTGCCCTTAGAATTTCGTTTGCGGCGTTAGCTACAGGGATAGAAACAACTTTCAAGGCCTCAACTTTGCCGATAAGAGGCATGGCAGCATTGTTAAGCACAATCCCCGGCGTTAATCTGGACTTAGAAAAGTCGTTTAGAGATTATGCACAGCTTGTTTTAGGCGACGGCAAAAAGATAGAAGATTTACAGCGAGAATTGTTGTTTATCACTATAATGCAATCTAACGCGACAGACGAAATGAAAGCAAGTCTCGTCGCTAAATACAATCTTGAAAACTACATGATCGGTGAGACAATAGACAGCATCGAGACGCTGACCGCAGCCAACCTAAAGGCGGCAGAAGAAGCAAGGCGCATAACGTTCGGCGAGGCTATAGAATCAGCCGAAAAGCTGGTTAACGCAGTTAAAGACGGGATTAAAATCAACGTTGATATAGTAGGGCTGGAAGGCGAAGACCTATTAACCGACTTAAAGATAGTCCCTATTGACGCAAGCGAAGCGTTCGAAAGTATCAAAGCGATGTTTGATAAGATTCGCGCAGAAGAGATGCAATATAACGAGTTTAGCATAGCAAGCCGTGAGCGTATGAGGGCAGCATGGGAAGAGATGTTGTACGCGATAGCCGAGAAATACGGATTAAATTCACGAGAGTTCCATTTAGCAACATTACAGATGGAAGCCGATTTAGAACGCTTGGCACAAAAGCCGGATGAGGTTTCCGAGGCGATTAAGAAAATTCAACAAGCCGCACAAGAGTTAGGCAATAGCATTGCTTCCAATGTAGGAAACGCGTTAGGCGATATCATTGTGGATGGTGAGAATTGGAAAGATAGCTTCAAAAAGGTAGCTGATTCTATTATTAAAGACCTAATTCGCATAATAGCCCGCATGGCAATCTTGTCAGCTTTGGGTTTGGTAATCCCAGGCTTAGGCACAATAGCAGGCGCGGCAATGACCACAACAACCGGAAACAACAAAGGCGGTTTTGCGCGCAACGCTATACGTCTTAACCAAGGCGGTAAAGCCCAAAAAGCTAACACCGGCATGCTAATGTCAGGATCGAACCTAAACAAAGACAGCGTTTTTGCTCGCAACGATATACGTCTTAACCAAGGCGGTAAAGCCCAAAAAGCTAACACCGGCATGCTAATGTCAGGATCGAACCCCCGCAACCTACCTTTGTTAGAAGCTATCAACAGCGGCAGTATAAGCCCGAACATGGGCGGCATATCCACAGCCAAGATGGAAGCACAATTGCAACAGCTTACATTGGCAATACAGGCTAAGAACTGGAGTCCTTCCGTAGTCGTACAAACCCGGATTGACCCTAACATGGTAAACAAGGCTAACCGGATCGGCGAAAGCTATAGAGGCGGATTTGATGTTTAGGGTTGATTTCCGAGACATAGACACAAACGTCTTTGCACACAGATTAGAAGCCGAGATAATAGACATAGACTTTAGCGCGCTGGAGATAGAAAGCGAAGTTGCGGGGTTCAGAACACCACAATCGGCAACAATCCAGACAAAAAAGACAACATGGCTACGTAATAACATCTTAGCAGCACCCAAAAACACCATAGCAGCCAAGCAGGTCTTACGCTACCGAGCAGACATATTCTACGCACCGGATGGCGTAACATTCAGCTTATACCGCACAATGTTTGTGCTAATGGACTTGTTACAAGACCAAACAGACTCCGAAGTAGCTTTTATAACCTGTTATGATTCTACAAAGCTATTAGAGTTATGGTCAGACAGCATATTCGCTTCCACCCCAGTATCGGAACGCGTACCAATAGACGACGTATTAGCACACCTAACAGACAAGATAGCTACCGAGTTAGGCTTCAGCTATCCATCGCCTACAATAGAAACGCCTATTATCCAAAAGGGTGGGTCTTTAGAAATAGGCAGGCTAAAGCTTAACGAAGAGAGCGAAATCAACAGGCTTTTTGACGCGACTAACCCTTCTGAGATGCAGCGCCTTATGGAAGACGACAGCATCAGCGAGCTGGACATAACAACAAGCCCGAGTACTTACGCAAGCAGACGCGACTTAATCAAGATCGGCTTCAAAAACGACCCAGAAGCCGAGGCTTATCCAGTGCTGAAAGTAATGGCGTTGTCAGTCTGGCAGTTAAGGCATCCTGGGATAGGGATATTGCCACCGCCGGGAAGCGGATGGATCAAACGCCCACGCTACATCGCCATGTTAACAGTTTGGGATTATCAGGTTTACAACTATGTCACATTAACGCTAACCAACAAGTCCACGTTTAGGTCAAGATGGGCGTATTGCCAAGGGACAGGAAGCAACGCAACACCATCAATTCAGCTTCTTTGGAACGCGGCAAGCGTAGGATCTTATCAAAACGTGCTAAGATACGGGCGGTTTGGGTTAGACGAACAAAACCAGTTAGCAGATTCAACGTGGACAGACCTGATCCAGCAATTTAACTTAGAAAACAACAAGCATGCCTCCGGTTCTTATACTCCTAATTCGGGTTTGTTTATTAGTACTATCTTTACCACTTTTGCAACAAGCCGCGACTGTTCCGTGCCGATGGGCGGCACGATTGGCTGTTCACGAGAGCCCGGCTACACAACAGACATGACGGCGCTTAACAATATAGGCGTATTCCGTAACGGCAACCAAATCCCTTATACGTTTAATCTGCCAGGAACAGACGTAAACGCATTAGCTACCCTTAAAACAATGCTATATGTACGCAATCAAAGCCTGTTTGCTGGCATAGACGGGTCAATCAACATCGTAACGCTTACACGCGACGTTGATACGTCGGCTTTAACCTTAATTCAAAACAACAGCATCTTCTTACTTAGCAAAATACATTCAGGGATGCTCCCACGCAAAGGGCGTAAAATAACTGGGCTGTTTGGCGACAGCAACGTCTTGACGGATATTCTGTCAGACACATTAAAAACGTGGCGAGTTCGACGCAAGGTCGCCTTGCAAGTGGACAGAACAGACATAGACATATTAGATAACGTAAACATCTTTGACGAATTCGCGGGGTTTGTTAGCAGCGTAAGAGCAGATTTAAGGCGTAACAGGTCGGAGTTGATAGTTAGCGTAGTAGATATAGCAAGCATAGAATTTACCATCAGCGAGCCAGTTCTTGGGTTGTTTCCGGGCGTTGGTATCACAATTGACGAGATTGGCACAAGCAGGGTAACAGACAGTAGCGGAGAAGCCACCTTTTTTAACGTGCCTTTAGGAACGCTAAACTATTCTATTATCAGACAGCATTACACGACCATCACCGGCACCGTTAACGTCGTGGACGAGATACCCTACTTTGTGGCACACACAATGACACCCGCGTTGATATCGCCGCCAACCATAACGCCATTACAGGCGACTAATCAGCCAACCTTAATAAGCATGGTCAGCGACGACAATTACAGCATATATTACACCACAGACGGCACAGCCCCAGATCCGGGCGTTGGAACGACACAGGAATACACAGCACCCTTCTACATATTAGCCACATCTACTGTCAGGGCAATAGCCCAAAACGAGATCGGCACACTGTCAACTATAGCAATTCAAGCCGACATCCCATCTGATCCTGTTTTGGAAAAGCCGACCATACAGCAGCTATTTGACGTAACGGAACGCGACGCGGCGCTGGTCAAGATAACGCATCCCGACCAAAAGGCAGTAATTAGATACACATTAGACGGCACAGACCCAATAAGCACGTCGCCAGAATACCGCGACGAGCTAAAGGTAAGCAAAGATTTCTTGCAATCTATTAAGGCGAAGGCGTTTTTCGACAGCATAGAATCAGACACAGAAGAATATTATCAAGGAATCGCCACGGAGCCGCACGATAGAGACACTTTAATCCGCGACATAGTAGTAGCGTCACGAGCAAGCGAAAGCGTTGTTTTACAGCTTCCTGAAGGCACGTATGGGCTGCGTATTACAGTCTTGATGAATATGTATGTGCAAGAGGACATATTAGGCACAGATGTGCAGGTAATCATGACAGCTTGCCGCCAAATACAGGGCAAGATTGGCACATTAGCACTGTTTGGTTCTGCAGCTATCTATCAAAATTACCATAGCAACGACACAATCTATGGGTCTATTTACCGATACGAAGATGGCGTTAACACCGCGGATGACGATTTAGTTGTTGGGACAGCTGAATTAATGCTTGTTGACGTTGTCGGGGCGTTAGTAGCTGGCGAATTTAGGCTAACAACCACAATAGAAAACACACTAACCAATTTGGCTGCTACCTGTTCCGATTTAACAGATGCAGACGTAAGATGTCGGCTTATCGTAGAGCCGATGAGGCTTGACATGCCATAATTGCCACCGGCACCGGCAGCAATTTATGAAGATGACGACGACGATACATACGTGGACGATGATGGGTTATTTTACGTAACAGAGGGGACAATATGAGCGACAAAATTAGATGGAAAGATAAGGCGAAATTAACACCAGCAGATGACATGCTAATACCTGTCACACCGGACGATGGGTCTTATATCGACGGGCATGTGCGGGCGGAAGAATTGAAGGAATACTTTAGTCCAGCAGCGGAGAACACAGTTTATTTGGCACACACAGGCGGCGACGTTGCAACCGTAGAGGCGTTAATAGCATATCTGGACACATTAGGCATAGGACAGACAGAGGGCGTTGCTGTTCTTGTCGGACCAGGCAAGCATGAAATAGACGCAACCGCTATAATCGACTATTCGTTTGCGGTTTCTATTACAGGAATATCGGTAACACCACCCGAGTTTACCGTCGGAGATGGGCTGAAAGCTGGCGATGGTCTGCCAATGTGGGCTATATTAAGCGATTGCGCCTTTAGGCACGTTAATTTTGTGGGTG